GTTAAAACACCACATAAGATAGAAGATTATCTAATCTGCAAGTTTTGTTTAGGAGCTGCATCTCCCTTGTTCAAACTAGAATCAATTATGTATTATAAAAGTTTGTCCTTAAGTCACTCTTTTAAATACATGTATGACAATCTATTTTGTTTAACGTGATAAGATCACGACTTCGGTTTTGACCATTTGAGTTCTCACTCGCACCCCTCTGGCTCATAATTCACTTACATTACAAAGACCCCCCTTTTTACAAAATGATTGTATTCAATCCTTTAAGTTTTTTGTATATTCGACTTACCGTATTGATCAACTATAAATAGCTGCACAAGCCTGGGAATTAGTTGCCCCTGAAATATACACACTCTACTATCTCCTACTGTAGATAGTAGTTTTATTGAACAGTATCTTTAACTCTTACTTCTGAACAATCAACCCAAGAGGTTGAAACCCAAACACCCTCTCCTACCATGTCAATATTACCATCAGCTGTTCACACTTCTGAACCTACTAATGATTTTGTTGATTCTTTGTCCCGAGAATTATTGGTTTATACACACCAAACGAGTTCTGCCTCGACAATCATCAATCTTTTGGATCTTTTTCTGGCAAATGCTGCTTCTAAGAGAAAGATCTGGAATTTTAATCGTCTTCGTTGTGATATTCGTGTTAGGATTTCTTTTGTGGCGCCTGTTTATACAACAGGAATCATCCTAGCCAAATATTCACCTAGAGCAAACAGTTTGCAAAATCACCACTTGTTTACTCTTGATGGTCCTATGATCGATTTAGGATCAAAAGAAGATAATTATGTTTTTGACATTCCTTATTGTCATTATCTTCCATTTTATGATTTGACTGATTATCCACTCGTAAAAAATAATGCTCATTTATCTTTAGCCACTTTAATCACACCAACGAGAACTGATGACAACTCCACAGTCAATGTTGCTTTGCGAATTTACGTTTCCTTACAGAAGGTTCAATTGGACGTCCCAGTTCCAGTTGTTTATACTTCTCGTAAAATCTCAAAAGCTTTAACATCAGTTTCTTTAGCCGCAAAGTCTTTATCTGACATACCATTTTTTGGAATGTATGCTACAGCTTTCTCGATTGGAGCATCTGCTGCTTCATCAATTGCTCATCTTTTTGGTTATTCTCGTCCAATTGAATTTCCAACTGATCATACTTCTCACTCTTCTATGTTAGGTGAAATTAATGCAAATTCTGGTTATCTTGACTCCAATTCATCAACAGTTTTAGATCCACTTTCTAATCAGATTGATCCCCTCACTTTCAATAATCTGTTGAAGAAACCTGGTTTGCATTCTATAATTCAATGGCCACAAACATCTGTTGTTGGAACATTTCTAGGACATATTAGTGTTTCCCCTGTTTGTGCTAAAGTTGTGGACAATGTTCATGAATTTACTCCCCTTTCATATTTTTATAATATGTTTCAATATTGGCGCGGTACCATAGTCTATGAAATTCGATTCCCAGCTTCTTCCTTTGTTAAGGGGAAGATTCGAGCTATCATAAATTATGACCCCTCTGGCGCTTTCGATGCAACTGTTATCCCTGGATATTCTTATTCCGCTGACCTGGATCTTGCTGAAGATTCAGTATTTCAAATATCAGTGCCCTATCTCCATGCTCAACCGTATCTTGATTCTCATAATACTACTCTATCTGGAACTGTGCTAGGACCAACACCTGTGCTTTGTCGCATGCACTTAGTTGTCCTTGAGCCCTTGGTTGCCCCATCTCCATTATACATCCATAATATAATTGTCTCCACATGGGCTGGAGATGATTTTGAGATGGCACGTCCAACAAATCGATATAAGAAGTTTTTTGAATCTCAAAATATAACTACTTCCCTCAAATCTGATGTTTGGTTTGATTTCACTACTCAGATCCCTGATCTTGTTGAAGGAGCTATTATGTATCAACCTCCAATTACTGGAACAACAACTGTTGATGCTTTCTATACTGTTAAAAAGATCTCTTTTCCACACCATCTTGAAAACAGAGTAGAAGAGTGTATGGGTGAACGTTTGTTATCCGTTCGTCCCTTACTTAAAACCTTTGATACATATACACGAACTTCAAGTTCTGATAGTGATTTCCAGAAATATTTATACCCAATTTATCCTCAACCTGCAACAGAACTTTTAAATAGTACCTACTATACCCAAGTAACTCATCTTGAATATGTCTCCCGATGCTTTTTAGGTGTCAGGGGACCGACAGTAATTTCAGCACATATTCAAACGTCTAGCTCAACATCTGATCGAGTTACTCAAATTCTTTATGGTACAACACAGGGGCTTCCTGGAAAATACAAGATTACTTGTCCTTTTGCAAAGCTTAGACCATTGTTGGACAATTTTGAAAGTTACCCAACATATACGTCAGGTATAAACACCCGAGCCCAGGACACCCTATCCTACTCTCTTACATCAAAGGAAATTATTCAACAAATTCCATTTTCGTCTCCTTACTACTGGATGAAAACACCTTATGTACCACTCGAACATGCCACTAAAAAACAATATCTTACTCAATGTGCCTATATCGGCTTAATTCCTAATGGAGCATTACCACTGACTATTGATGTTCAATATTCAGCTGGAGAAGATTTTAATGTTATTGGCTGGGCTGGTATACCCCAAGTTTATCTTCTAGATTTTTCGTAAAGCATAAATGGTTAGGATTGAATCCTATTGCTTTACCTATGCTTATGTTTTTGCATATCACACACATGTCTTAATTGACCCACACTTTGACCGTGTGGCATCTGATAACCGCCTTCTCTTATCTTTGGAATGGACTCCAACATAAGTAGAGTTTTCAGAGCGAAATTAGTTATATCGGCTTACTATCCGAACTATTCTCGAAGTATTTATAAACGCGTACACCGTATGGAAACGTTAAAGTTTATAAAGAGATAGAGCGAACGTCGCCTGGCTAGCGAAGCGCGTGAGGCCGTCAACACCCTCATGTACGAAGTAATAGTTTTGATAGATGCAATATAATTAGTCATTAAAAGTCTGGCAATATAGCTACCTCTAGGGTTAACACCCCTAGTAAAATTCGCTTGAGCGTCAGGAATTTACATGGTGTAAAGCTTGACATCCCACAGGTGGTGGAAGATCTTAACTGTGATGAAGACAGTGCCCGGGATTGTTTTAACGGGGATATAAACATGGTGACTTTGAAGAATCACAAAGCCTCCGACCAAATGGTCGCAGATCCTGAATGCAAGGGTTATAATAGCAGCATTTTAAGAAGTAAAAATAGCTGTCCACACGCAAATCAAATAGGTCAGAGAGGAGTAAAGAAGTGGAATAACAATAGAAAAGCTTCCAAAGGTTCTCGTTATTCACGGATTACAACCGCTGACCACGAAATGTATATAGAAAAACAATATAGAGAATTAAAAAAGATTTCTGATGATATGTACCATAATAAAGATAAATCAGAGAAATCAACTCTCAAAAGGAAAAAAGACAGACAACGAAAGACCCGCCTTGATCGAGATGGATCAGTACTTGCATCGTATTGTTCTCTCGAATTAAGTGCATCAAGTATCCTAACTTGTGGGAATTTTTTGTTTTTTGTTAAGAATCTTACCCGTTTGTTCAGTGAGAAAATAACTGCATCAACAGCCTTTGATGTTGTTTTCCACATTTCAACATATCTCACATCACTTGGATTTAAATTTGTTGAAAATATTGGGCATAAAATTCTTGAATTTTTCCTTTATATGTATTCTGGAACATCTGAATATTTAGATGATATGTATAAATCAATTAATGGGCATTTATTTGCTCAATCAGCGAGTACTTGGTGTTACAATAAGATTAAATCTTTTGTTGACTCTTGTAATGATTGGGCCACTGCCTACAATGAAAGATATAAGAATGTTTGGACTGAAAGGAATCGTCGAACAAGTTCTGTCACTGTTACACAAACTGCTTTAAATTTTGAAACTTATGTTAAAAATTTATCATCTACAGTTTTGGTTAAGGAGATGTTGCCACAATTATCCTTCCTTGTTCCAATGATTGTCCTGTCTATCCCTCTACCAGGTGCTTTGGCATTTCTTAAGTCATCAAGATCTCTCGAAATGTTTAGTTCAATAACAAAGAATTTTGACTCTTTTAAGAAAGCTGTGTTTGATTTTACAGATAATATTTTGCCCCATCTATTCGATGGAGAGTTTATTCCATCAACTGACTCACGTCAAGTTTGGTGTGAAACAGCTGCAAAGATATTAGATTCTTTAACATCTCCTGTTCAGATGTTTGATGTTCTGACAGAGAATGGTTACATTGTATCACTTGATGAGAGAGAACTTAGAACAACCCTTCTCTCACTCATTAAAAAACATTCTCTTGTTGGTAATACGATTCATTTGAAAAAGGATACGACAATGACAAGTATGATTTCAAGATATCTGATTAATCTCAAATTGGCTGAAGCTAATATTCAACAATTGTTAACAACTTCTAATTATGTAGAACAGCCTGTTGTGATCTTGTGGTATGGACCTGCAGGATGTGGAAAATCTGAATTAGTTGAACTTATGAATAGACATTTGACATCATTGCTTGGACTTTGTCAAGTTCCTTCACAAACAGATGCTGGCAAAAAGATTAATTCAATGTATACAGTTGTCTCAACAGCTAAATATATGGATGGATATTTTGGGCAGGACATTGTTTTGTTTGATGATTTTGGTGCAACTCGAGGAGATACAAGTTCAGTGTTGGATATATTTCTCAAAGGTGTTGGAACAATACCATATCGACCAAATCAAGCTGAATTAGAACTCAAAGGTAAGATTCAATGGGCAGCTAGGCTTGTTCAAGTAACATCCAATGACAAAACGTGTTATCTTAATGCTAATGTATATCATCTTCCAGCTTGGAATCGGAGAATGAGTATCCAGATTGGTATCACTATGGTTGGTGAGGAGCAGCGTTTCACTGTCTCAACTCCTTCTAGAGATGGAACAACTGACACTCAACATGGTGCCAATTTAACACTTTCTGAAATGTCTGTTCTGGTTTATAAGTTGGCAAAGAAGAGGAAAGAACAGTCATCCAGATACACTAATTCAATACGAACTAATGAGTTTGTATGTCCTCATGGTTTGGGTGGTCAATCTTGTGATGAATGTTATGGTGATGATGCTATTCACCCAGTCCAACAGATTCAACCTCTTGTAGTCCCCCCTCAAGTACCAGAAGTTCCCCCTCAAGTTCAACAAATTGAAGAATTTGAAGCTCGACCAGTTTCAAATTTAGGAGTTGGAGAAGATTTTTTGCTATCTATTTTCCCATATGGACTTTGGACTTTTGAGGATTATGCTTTTTGGATAATGTATTCCATTCTTAACTTCGTTTTCCAATCTGGGTTCATAATGTCTTGGTTTATCTACTTTGTGTTAGGTCTCGTTCGTGTAGCACTTGAGATTTTATACCAGGGTGATTTTAATTTGGTTATGCTCCCGTATATCTTTTTGTATACTCAACCACAATACTCGACATTTATTCATATTGCCCATAATCTTATTTTCCATCGATTTATTCCCAAATATATGTTCACTCGGTTTTTTGATGAAGTAACATCCGATATCATTCGATATGCGTTACATTATGTTGATAGTTTGACACTCCTTGATAGATTAGCTATATCTTGGGGTCTCATTTCATTTCGTTTTGAACATATGGAATCTATCACATCAAGCAAGTCTCTTGATATTAAGATTAAGGTGGTTGAGAAAACATTTGTGAGCATTGTTGGCTCCTTTCCAATGAAAATATTGTCATTTTTTGGGATGGGATTTGGATTATACACTATTTTCAGAAGAATCATTTTTGGCTCTCGCGGAATCTATACTCAATTAGGAATGCAATCCAGTAAGGAGGAGATGCAGAAACTAGCTGAGTTAGATGAAGCTCTTGGTGTGAAACCAATGTTGCATAAAATTGATTATTCTGAAGTTACTGGTCACCCATCATATCCCTTGCAAGTTAGTGCTCGTCTTAGAGTTGTTGATGTCGATTCTTTAATGAAGTTGATAAAGAAACAAACAATTGAGATTTTTATCACCACCTCTTCTGTTTCTGTTGTTAAAGGTTTGATTTCAGGCAATACTGTTTATACTGTTAAACATGGTTTCGATGGATTTAAATCAATGACTATAAGAACCAAATCTGAGAAACTTCAGTGGTGTGTGACAAAACATCTTTTTGTTTCGGAGCTCTTTGATGTTGGTCCTGATATTGTTGCATTTGTGCTTAATATCCCTTTTGGAAAAAATTTGGTTCAACATTTTCACATGTCCCCATTGAACTCGGGAGACTTTGTTGGAATTGATACCTTTGAACCAGTCTTTCGTCAAAAGATTAATGAGCCTCGCAACTATCATCAGGGGTTTGCTTGGGCCTTTAAGGGAAAAGTTGATGAGGGAGATAGTGGAACTCCTGTTCTGTTTGTCAGGAAAGAAAATGGTGTGATTAAGAATGTTTTAATTGCTGGTTTGATTTCTGGTTATCTTAACTCCTGTGGTGATTATTCTTTCTTTGGAACTTTTGAAAAGATTCCTAAAGTAATTGATAAAGTCACTGTTCATGATGGAATTCAAGATTATGATCTGGGTACAAGCATTAAACAGGATTTGGTTGAACCAAATGCCAAGTATGCTCTAGCTGGCCATTTGCCACCTGAACTTCAACCAATTCTTGTTGGAAGTTTCAAAGGCAAAGGATCACAACGACTTTCAGCAATTGTTGAAACAAAATGGCTTCCAAAATTCCCTAGAATTAAGGAAAAATATTGTATTCCAAAGATGGTTCCTCGTGTTGAATCAGGTAAGTTTTTGTGCAATGCATTGTCAGCTATGTTTCAAATGACAGAAACAGCTAAGATATTGAATTCAAAGAATTGGGTTGAGTGTGCATCTTATGTTGAAGATCATCTTGACAGTTTGAATCCACCAACTTTTGAAACAATGTCTATTGAACAAGCTTGTTCTGGATTTGATGTTATTCCCTCTCTCAATTTCTCAACTTCTATGGGTTTTCCATTTCAAGGGGCTAAAGGTGATTATTTTAATGGTACTCCAGGCCATATCCAACCAGATTCAAGAGTTTTGACTGAAATCCATTATTGGATGGATCTACTTTCTCAGGGGATCAATATTGTTCCATTGGTTCGTGGGTCCGTTAAAGATGAGGTCACTTCCTTCAAGAAGCGTGATAAAGCAGAAGAGAGGATATTCTTTGCTGGAATAACTACATTTGTCATACTTCTTCGTGTCTATTATGGATCGTTTATGGAGTGGCTTGGAACTACTCGTTTTCGTAGCTTCACTATGATTGGAATCAATGCTTTGGGACCAGAGTGGGGAAAATTGGTCAATTACTTACAAAAAGATGGAAACCGCAAATTTATTGACACTGATTATTCAAAGTTTGATAAGCGTATGAATATTTTGTCTTTTGCAACTGATATGGTAACGAATTTTATTTTGAAACACTCAAATTACGACCATAAAGCTCAAAAGATTATGAGAACTTTGTCTGGATCAATTCATCAATTTTGTGTTGATTTCCATGGTGATATTTACCATTATTCAACATCTACTCCATCAGGTGTTTTTGGAACAAGTCACTTTAATTGCATTAGTGAAGCTATGATTGAGGTAGCAGTGTTCTGTGCATGTTATGGGCAACATTCTAAGTTATCTTTTTATGATTCAATTGTTGATGTGAGGAAAAAAGATCTTTTCTTTTCTAACATTGTTCTTGCTAATTATGGTGATGATAATGTTAAATCTGCTCCAATTGAGATGACTGAATCTTATTATACTGCTGAAAATATACAGAAGTATTGTTCTGCATTAGGTTATGATGTCACATCTGTTGAAAAGGATGGATCTCCTTTAAGATGGAAAACTATTGAGGAATGCACTTTTTTGAAGCGTGGTTTCAAAAAGGAAGGCGATTTGTGGTTATCCCCTTTGGAGACTTTGTCAATTGAGAAGTCCATTTGCTTTAAAGACTCTAAAAGTCCTTTAACAGATAGTGAGTGGGAAGAGGCGGTGATTAAGAATATGTTGTTTGAGGCTGTACAACACGGGCATCTTTATTATAATAATTTGGCTACGGTTTTACAATCCGACAAAACATATGATCAAGCATATGCAGAATTTCATTCTCAGTTTGAAGTTGGAGTTAAGTTTACAGTAACAGCAGCATTTGGTTACTCTGTTGCAGCAACTCAATTTGATGGTATGGGGTATAAAGACATTATCGACCGCTGTAGAATCATGTATCTGGCAGACCAACGCCCTATTGTTAACTATTTACTTGTTTTTGTTGAGACTTTGTGTCGTCTTAAAACACAAGATTATGATTATCAATCACATGAAAATATAGCAAATGCAACACTTTTAGCATACCGTATTCATCAATTTTTACAAGGAGAGTTTGTTCATATGGGTTGGTTGGTCGCTGAGTGGAATTACAATCCTATCACGAATACTCAACGCTTCCCATTTAGAAGAGGTGCCAACTTTTCATGGAGCAATAAGGTTTATGACTTTGACCTCAGTGTTATTTCACAACCATCCCCTGGGTCAATTATCAACAATCCAAACCAACAACCATTTGATCAGGAGACTTTTGTTCCAACTGTGACTTACACTTCATTTACTCCACCATATGTACCTCGTCAATTGATTCCACCATCTTTATCTCCAACCCCTCCAATTCGTAGAGAAGCTGCTCCAGGATTTCAATTTATGGAATTCCCTCTTGCATTTCCAGCAAATGATGATGATGATGATGATGATATGTCAACTGTTCATGAACCAGAAGAAGATATTCTTGATTATATTATGTTAGAATCATTCATGGATGAATTTGATGAGATTCTTATTGAAAAGTTTCGTTTGAATAATGAGAATACATGGTATCTGACCGATCGATTGTATCGATATTATTATCGATCTTACGAGCGTATTTTACAATGGGCTTGTAACACACACCCCGGAAGATACACTCGTTATGATTCATGGAATGCTATCAATTCATTAATGATGGAATTTATGTATCAACATAATCCAAGACTGCATCTTCAATTTCATCCATCTCGATTGTTTGAGGAGCGCTTGTTAAGAGATGCTGCAAATGAATTCTATCGTATAGAGATTAACCCAATTCAAAATTTTGTTCCTCACTGGCCTGCACCAGCTTTTTCAGAAGAGCAATTAATTGCAGCCTTAACTGCAGATCCTCGGCAATTAGATTTCTTATCATTTAATAGGAGAGAGAGACAAGTCATGCTTCATCAAGACTTTGTTCCTCAATATTATCATTGGATATGATATCACATTAGTTGTGGAACTTTTAATCCTCGTGTTTTAGACAGTTGATGTCGCTAGCTAGCTCAGCTTTATTGAGCCCTCTGTGGAGGTACCACCTTACATCCTGGTTTTCCAGGATTTTTGAAAATCCTGGTTTCCAGGCGGATGTCGCCCGCAATGACTCATCTTTTAGATCTGTCATGTGACAGATTTATTAAGATCGCAGTAGC